CGTGCGTCCTTGGTGTTCTCAACAGCAAGTGCAGCGATCGCCTGCTGATTCTTGAACCCCAACTCCTGCATCTGCACGGCAAACATCTGGTCCGCGTTCTTCAATGCCAACAGGGTCTCCGGTGTGGCGCCAGTGACGGCCGCCTTGATGGCGTCTTCAGTCTTGTCGGACAGGCCCAGCGCCTCAGCCACGGCAGTGATCGCGAGGCCACCGAGCGGGCCACCGAGCGTCGTGCCGATCCATGGCGCGACAGTTGAGATGACAGATTTCCAGTCCATCACACAGTCGCCTTCACAATGTCCATCAACTTGCGCACTCGGTTGGCCCATCCGCGTTTGTTCTCTTCCTGGGTTGGGTCATTGGCGATGATCTGAGCATAGAACGCCTCACGGATTTTCATAAATGCCTGAATGGTCTCACGCCGACCGAGTTGTTGCTCGCGAGCGGCGAGGGCAGTGAGTGTCTTCGGGCCAATCTTCCCATCCTGTACTGCGCCAACCGCCTCCTGCAGCATCATCGCCGCCAGACCAGGCCCGTGCTGGATCGCAGAGTCGAACATGACCAGGTCCATGGGCGAGCCCAAGAGACGGCACTTCACTGGCTCCCAGTAGCCCTCGTCGTAGATGCTGCGCACCTCCCACATCTCGATGTACTTGACGTGCCTGATCGGGTGCCGGTGCTTGGTCAGCCAGGCGTCATACGTCCGCTGGCGGATCCCGTAGTTCGTCGGTCCACCACGATCCGCCTTGCGGTTCGAGTAGCCACCCTCGACCGGGAGGATGTAGTCAAGGCACTCTTCGAACCGATCTGTCATTTCCCAACTCCTGGAACAGGGGTCGTGTACACCATCCGTACGATGCTGTCCCACATCGAGTTGGCGAGAAAGAGCAGGAAGACGCCAGCGGCCCACAGTAGAGACGACTCGATAACCTTGGCCTTCATGCGGGTGTTGGCAACTTGTGCAGCTATCTGGGCATCAACCCATTCTGTGCGCACCCTGACAGCAGTGGCCGAGCCCATGGCTGCGAGCGTTTCCTCTTCCTTGTTGGCGTGCGTGATCAGGACCCTCGCCAAATTGTTGATGCCGTGCATGAGGAGTCTGTCGACATCCTCCCCGCCATTGGCAATCAACATGTCCACTTCCTGCTGCGAGTACACCTTCAAACCCGGTGTTTCTTCTTCGTCCTTACTCATGCTGTTCCATCGATGGCGTAGATTCCCGCCTTCTTGTTCTGCCCCCTCCCAGTAGATGGCGTGTCTGGCGCCAGCTTCTGGTTGAGGGTGCTGCCATTATTCGACGTCTTGTCAGTGGCCGCCTGCTCGCTTGTCTGCTTGAACATCGTGCCGCTCAGTGGCTTCATCCCGGCAGGCGCCAAGGAGCCCGTCAACTGCAGACACGCCTCATCATCCGAGATCATACCCAGCGACAGGCGCTCCAGGACAATCATCTGTTCCGTCTGCTTGAACGAAGCCAGTTCAGCGTCTGGGCGCAGGTCGATGGGGGCGAACGTGAACTCCACCACGACATCCAGGCCGAATAGGCGCGCAGCCAGGGTCAGGGCACGGCTCCAGAATTCCTCGAGCGGCGCCTTGATTGCACCCGTACAGGAGCGGATGAACAGCATGATCTCGGCCGAGGCGATGTTCGAACTGCCGCTGGCGTAACCAAGAACAGTGCCGTTCGTCTTCGAGCCAGTACTCAAGCGAGCATTGCTCATCTCCTGCAGCACGGTGTACTCGTCGGCCAGGCCCGCGTTGCTCGGGTTCTCCACCTCAAAGCCGATGCTCGACAAGTAGACCAGGGCATCCTCAGGCTTCAGAGAATTGACCTTCTGCTCGACTGCGGCGATGACAGCATTCAACTCCTCAGTCGCTTTCACCTTGTCCATCTGCGCTTCCTGGGACAGGTTCTTGCGCAGCATCTCTTCGTCGATGCGGATCTTCTGGCGGGGGTGGATCACCTTGCCCACGATCCGCGTGATGTCGTTGGCAAACGACTCGCTGTTGATCACTGGCTTGATCGCGCTTTCGATCGGGCTGCTCGAGTAGGGGTCGAGCAGGCTCTGGTCGAGTGTCACGTAGAAGAAGGTCGAGATATCGAGCGGGATCTTCGCCGAACCCACGTACTGCCATGGCACCAGCGTCTTGTCGGATGCCGCAACGAACTTGATCTGTGTTGTGCTGACAGGCTGGATGCGCGCTGGCTGCCTAGCCTTGTTCAGGACCATCTCTCCACAACAAGAGCCGTACTGGATCAGCTCCTTGGCGAGCGACTCCGACGTGGCGCGCACCGACTGCGGTCCGGTGAACCCGTCAGTGGCATAGTCCGGGAGCAGGTTCAACCGGGTCAGCAATTGCTGCGTGAGCATTGTCGCTTCGCGGTTGAACGTGCCGTCCGGGTTCTTAGCCACCGCCGTGTACTTCTGCGGTATCCCCAACCGGATATAGGCCCACACCGCAGCCGACAGCTCTGGTGATGCGACCACGAAGTCGCGGATGATCGTGCGTGTGTCAGCTCCATTGCGGAGCGTCGTCGTGTCAGCGCTAGCGAGCCGGCGATCTTCCAGCGGCAGGACCGCGGTCGATGGGGTGGTCGTCTTCAGATAGCTTGGGAACGTCATCGAGCCCGGGCGCACCTTTGGTGGGGCGACGGGCTGAAGCTGCGTAGCAGCGGACAGGTCCAGGAATCTGGTTATGCTTTCGACATCATCGAACATTCGGGGCGCCTTACGGTTCCCCGAATGTTACGCTATCGTCAACAACTTAGCAATAGTCCATGGCTATAGAAGTGCACACTACACAGTCGCTGGTAACAACCCCGTATACTGCATACTGGACGTGGAAATGACCTCTTTCCGGGGCTTCACCGAGAAGCTCCCGACCAATGGCAGGACACCTCCGCCTGCCCCCGAGTAGGTGCCGACCACGTGCTTGGCCAAAAATGCGTACTTCAGAGCGAAGAAGTAGTGGTCATTCCCCTCTTCGGACTTCAACCATTTGAACTCCATCACTTGCGAGCGCATGTTCCAATCCTTAACCCTGCGCATCGAAGTGCAGTGCTCAATGAACTCATCGTCCTGGCGGCACGTCCACTTGGAGAACTGGCCCGATCGGATGAACTCCATCAGGGCATCGAAGGTTCTGTCCCTTGCCACGTTGATCTGCTTGATGAACTGCTCACCAACTGTCCTATCCTCTTCCTGCTGCTTGACCGTGAATAGGTGCGTGCCCTTGGTCCCCGTGTAGACGCATGCCCACAGGTTGTTGTCGATCGCCTGCAGGGCCATGACCGTGTCCGTGTAGGGAAGGGAGTCGACCACCGACACCCTGACTCGGTACTCGATGCGCAACTCGGCGTAGCGCGTCTTGACCTGAATCAGCGGCACCTTTTCGACGTGCACCACTTGCATTGCCCCGTCCGATGCCACGCTGGCTACCACGATGTGGCAGGTCTTGCCCATGTCCAGGCCCATCACATGAGATACCCCGCCTTCCAGCCGGTTCTGGATGATGCACCCCCTCAACTCCATCTCGCCGAGTATCGCCTCCTTCGTGTGGTGGGCCTTGCCCAGGTTGAAGTTGATGAACTCTCCGATGTTGTGGTATTTGGTCGATGCCTCAACCAGGTAGCCCGGGCTGATGAACTTCGGCACATCGAAGGGGGAGACCTGCGTGCCTTTGGCGACATGGTTCTCGCCAGGGTTCTGGCACACCCACTCGCGATGCTCGTTGCTCAGGTCCGGGTGCCCCCCACACATCGGGCACTCCACGAATGCCTTCGTGTAGTCGATCGTGTGCAGGTTCTTCTTGTGGATGTCAGTCAACTCCCCGGTGTAGCCCGGTATCCTGACATGCTCATAGTAGTCGGGGATGAAGTAGTGACCACAGTGGTTGCACTTCGTGAAGTTGAAATACCTGTTCGTGTTGACGAACATGGCATCGATACCGTGCCCAGGGAGGGTTGGTGTCGACAGGTGCATCTTGATCTTGTAGGGCGAGTTGGTCAGGCGCGACTGGTACTGGCTCATCACGAGCGCATCACTGAAGTCTACCTCGTCGTGGATGAGGGCGTCGGCCGGGATCGAGATTGGTGCGTTCGTCGACGCCGCCCCGTTCATGTAGAGGAAGCTGCCGTTGCTGAACCCCTTGACGTCGACGCTGTCGGC